CTGTTCCGGCTGCCAAACTTCGACCCGGCCGTGTTCAAGGAGATCAGTGGCATAGACACCGCCAAGGCATATAAGAAGTACCTGGAGGAACATCATGAGTGAAAAGAAGAATATTTATCAGAAGCTGGCCGAGGCCAGGAACATGCTGCGGCTGAAGAACATCAAGCCGACAGGCAAGAACCAGGGGAAGTTCGTGTACTACGAGCTGGAGGACATACTTCCGGCCGTGACGGAGATCTGTGCCCAGGTGGGGATCCTTCCGGTGATGAATTACTACTCCGACAGGGCGGTGCTGACAATCTACGACACTGAGAGCGACAGGACTATCTCCCTGGAGTCACCGATGAGCACAGCGAAGCTCGCAAACTGCCACGAGGTCCAGAACCTGGGCGCGGTGCAGACCTACGAGAAACGCTATCTCTACATGCACGCCTTCGATGTGGCCGAGAACGACGTGCTGGACGGTTCCCTAGACATCAGTGACAAGAAGAGCCAGACATCAAAGCCGGCAGCCAAGAGCGCACCTGCACAGAAGGCTCCGGATCCTGCAGCACCGGCAGCAAAGCCTGAACAGAAGAAGCCGGCGGACATCACCGAGTACCTGCTGCAGAAGGGCCTGGACGCCGCTGAGTGCGCCAAGGCAGGAAGGCAGTGGGACGAGGCCAAGGAGGTGCTCTCCGAGGCTGACCTGAAGGAGCGGAAGGAGGTGTTCAAGACGATCAGCTCGAACGAGGAGCTCATTGACTGGAACCGCGGCCTGTTCTGGAAGATTGACGCGGCGCACAAGGCCCAGGACGAGCTCCTGGAAGGAAGGAACGAGCCGGAGGAGTTCGTGGACGACTCCCCCTCTTTATATGATGAAAAGGAGACAAGATGAACAACCTGAACAACGTGGCCCTGGTGGGCCGTGTGACCGCAGACACCAAGCTGCAGTTCACCGGTAGGGACATGCCCTACATCTTCTTCAGCGTGGCCGTGAACCGGAGCGTGAAGAAGGGGGAGAGCTGGGAGGACGAGGCGAGCTACATCGACTGCCAGCTCTACGGAAAGAGTGCCGAGGCCCTGGAGAAGTACCTGACCAAGGGGAAGCTGGTGAGCCTGGAGGGAGCGCTCCGGCAGAACCGGTGGGAGAAGGACGGGCAGAAGTTCAGCCGGCTGGTGGTTATCGTGAGAGACCTGCAGCTCTTAGGCGGCGGTGACAAGGCTCCGGCCCAGGAGGCAGAGAGCCAGAAGTTCGCCGACGACGGTATCCCTTTTTGATAATCACGAGGCGAATGATGAAGAGGCTCGTGGTGCCTGAGAGCGCGGTGCTGTCGCAGTGCATGGCATACCTGCACGTGCGGCGGATATTCTGCTGGAGGAACAACACGGGGGCGGCGAAGACCGAGGACGGGAGGTATGTCCGCTTCGGTCTCCCCGGGGCCAGCGACATCATCGGGATAATGCCGGACGGGCGGTTCCTGGCGGTGGAGTGCAAGCGGTCTGACGGGGGGAGGCTGTCGCCCCAGCAGAAGGTGTTCCTGGAGCGGATAAGAGAGGCAGGAGGGGTGGCTGTGGTGGCCACCTCACTGGAAGATCTGAGGGAGGTAATAGAAAAAAATGAGTGATGAGGTAGACAAATTTTGCATGGTCAAGGGCTTCATATTCCAGCCGTCATTCTTTAAGCAGATCAGCCGGAAGGCGAAGGTGGGCGACCGGGAGAGGGCCTACCGCTATATATGCGAGTACATGTTCCTGGGCAAGCTCCCGGAGTTTCCGGAGGACGATATACTGGCAGACTTCTGGGACGGGACATACCCGACACTTCACAAAGTAAAAGCCCTTGTACTTTCCAAACTGAAGGACGACACATCGGGAGATACATCGCCAAGTACATCGAAGAGTACATCGGGAGATACACCTGAGAGTACATCGCCAAGTACATCAAGGAGTACCTCTATCAAGGATAATGGCAATGGCAATGGAGGAAGGAATAAGGATAAAGGAGGGGGAGGGGCAAAGGATATATATAAGACTGCCGGCGCTGACTCTGCCAGGACAGCCCCCCCCACCCTTGAAGAAGCCGAGGAATTTGCCAGGACAGAGGAGATCCGCACGAATGTCCGCAAGTTCCACAGCTACTACTCAGCGCGGCGCTGGATATTCCCGGACGGAGAGCCGGTGCGCGACTGGAAGGCTCTGCTGAGAATGTGGGCCGAGCGCGACAAGCCCGACGAGAAGCCTGCACCGCCGCAGCGCAAGCGCTATGATCCCGAGCCCACCGACCGATGTCCGCTCTGCGGATCCGAGGACATATCCTTCCGCCATGACTACGGTATCTGCAACGGCTGCAAGAAGGGCCTCAACTGGGACTACTACAACCGGGAGTGGAAGGAGCAGAAGGAATGACACCCGAGCAGTGCGTGGACAACCTCATAGCCAGGATATCTGTCTGGCAGCCCCTGGAGGATCTCCTCTCCAGCAACGGGGCCCTGCAGCAGGACGCCCTCGCGTTTTTCCTGGGAAAGTTCGACAGGTCGCCCTTCCCTCCTCCCGAGTGGATCACCGAGTGCATGTGCGCCATGACCCAGGCCGAGCTCCGGAAGCTCATGGACTTCCGCAGCGCCAGGGAGGCGTTCGAATGGCTGCTCTGGTACAGATCCGAGCGGAGGCGCACTCTCTTCCTGAAGCCCGACCCCGAGCCGAAGCGGAGGAAAGACCGCAGGGGAAAGCGCGTACCGCCTGAGGAGCAGGCAGAACGTATAGCTCTTGCCCCGACCATGGACGCCAGGGAGTTCGCCGAGCACTTCGGCATAGGTCTGAAGGCAGCATACTACTGGAACGCAGCCAACGGCTTCCTGCTCAAAAAGCGCCCCTACGGAGTCAACAGCCCGTACGGATCCGAGAGGAGGAAGGACTTCACCAGGCGGAAGGAGGCCCTCGTCCCCACCATGACCCGGAAGGAGTTCGCGGAATATTTCCACGTCTCCGAGGCTGCAGCATACCAGTACGCCAAGAGGCACGGCCTTGCCTTCAGGGGGGGGAATTGAACGGGGAGCTCCTCCTCGCGTTCAGTGAAGACAGGATAATTGTCCTTCCGAAGGATCTCCCCTTCTTCGAGAACCCCAGGAACGACAACGAGGTGCTGCTCTCCTGCCAGCATGACTGGCTCGTCGGCAACGACAGGAGCGCAAGGGACAGGCTGTGGATCCTGGCCTACAGGATAGCCAGGAGAATGATAACCGCCAAGCTCACCCAGAAGGGCGTCACCTTCGACGATGAGCTCCTTCATGACAAGGCTGTCGAGGCGGTCGAGTATGTCCTGCGGAGGTACGAGTACGGCTGGTACGTCCGGAAGGCATATCTCAGGGCGATCAAGTGGGGCGTGGTTCACGCTCTCTTCCACCGGACGAAGGCCCAGGAGCTGGAGGTGCTGGTGGACGAGGAGACGATGAACCGGCTGTCGGAGCCGAAGGACGACGGCCCTGCCCTCATCGAGGTAGAGGGTATGACCAGGGACGAGGCTGTAGCCAAGGTGAGGGCCGAGCTCCTCCCCGAGATAGCCGACAGAGTCCTGGAAAAAATAAACATAGTGGGAGGGAAGCATGGGACATAAGATACTGGTGGAATTAAATCAAGAGGACGAGCAGGAGCTCAGAGCGTATGCAGAACGCTATAAAATTAGCCTTTATTTGGCGGCGCAGGTGCTTCTGAAGATAGTCCTGGGAGATCTGAGAGAGAGACGCGCAACCGAGTGCTGGGAGGGCGTGATTAAGGAACCGAGAGCATGGGCTTTACCGGATAAGGGAGAGCTGCCGCCTTCAGACGACCGCGTGCTCTGCTGCACCCAGACAAAATCCGGGCAGAAGAACATCGTGATCGGCTACTACATGGACGGAATGTGGCGCTGCGGTATGAATTCGAATGTCGTGGCCTGGCAGCCATTGCCCGAGCCACCGGAGGTGGAAGAATGAGCGAGGAATTAAGACCGTGCCCGTTCTGCGGACGGGAGGTGCATGTGTGCGAGATAAAACTCACCGACCCCGACCTTTTCATGGCAGAGGTCGGCTGTGAGTTCTGCGGCGTCCATTTCAGGAAATGCCGGGGAACGCTGGAAGAAGCCAAGAGCAGGGCAATAGAAGCGTGGAACGCCCGGCGCGAGAAAATAGTCTGGCACTATCCAAGCAAGGGAGATTATCCACCCGTGGGGAAGTGGGAAGCATGCAGCCACCTCGTTCTTGTCTTCTGGTGGCGAGAAGACAGCACGGGAAAAAGAGCCAAGGTGTATGGCTTAGACCGGTGGTGCGAAGCCCATAAAGAGTGGGAGTGCTACGGGGAGCCTGCAGCATGGCTGCCTCTTCCGGAACCGCCCGAGGAGGCAGGCTATGCCGAGTGCCATTAAACCGTGCCCCTTCTGCGGAGGCGTCCACGTGTTCTGCTATGAGAACCTGGGCTGGACAGGAAACAGCGCCAAGGTGGTCTGCCCTGACTGCGGAGCCTCCAGCAAGATGATATTCGACAACAGTGCAAAGAAGGCCAGGAACGAGGCCGTCAAGCGCTGGAACCTGAGGGCCCAGACATGAAGTTCCTGCTCTACCTCCTCCGCTGGCAGCTCTCCACACCCCTGCTCTGGTTCTGCACCGCAATGCTCAGCGAGAAGCTCGGGGGAGCCTGGCCGGCTATCATCAGCAACCTCATCGGGGGCGCCGTCTTCTTCTGGATCGACCGGGCGATATTCGCCAGGAACCGCCGCAGGTGACTATAGGTATGAGTACGCTATGAGAAACGGAGACAGCAGCAGGCTGACCGAGACAGAAATAAAGGCTCTTGAATTGCACTACCTCGAAGGGAAGACCAAGAAGGAGGCGTATCTGCTGACTCATAATTGCCAGGAGAAGAGCGGCGAGGCCAACAGCACGGCCTTCTTCCGGAGGGCGGAGTCCAAGCTCAGCCTGCAGGAGCTCCTGGCCTACTACAACCTGGGCCCGTCCCGGGTGATGAAGGAGATCGCGGCGCACCTGAAGGCGGAGGACGAGCTCGCCTACAAGGGCTTCCGCACCGGTGACAAGAAGCCGGACTACCAGGCAAGGGCCAGCGCGCTGAAGCTCCTGGCTCAGATCAACGGCATGGCAGACAAGCCGGCCAAGACCGAGATACCGGACGAGGGCGGCTACAGCCTCCACATCGTGATAGACAATGGCTGAGATCAGAACCTCCACGCTCTTCCCCTCCTCCTTCGCCGAGGACTTCCGCCTCATCATGTCCGGCAAGTACACCAAGTACACCGAGGCCGGTGGACGAGGTTCCTGCAAGAGCTCCTTCATCAGCCTCTGCATAGTGCTCCTGATGATGATGAACAAGACATTCAACGCGGTCTGCCTCCGGAAGGTGGACAACACCCTCCGAGACTCCGTGTATGCCCAGATAAAGTGGGCCGTGGAGAAGCTGGGAGTCTCCAGGCTCTGGGCCTTCACCGTCTCCCCCATGCAGGCCACATACCTGCCGACCGGGCAGACGATATTCTTCAGGGGCAGCAACGACCCGATGAGGATCAAGTCTATCAAGACCCTCACCGGCTACACCGCGATCACCTGGTTCGAGGAGCTGACCGAGTTCACCGCCGGCGACATGGAGACCGTCAAGCTGTCAACCATGAGAGGCGGCGACCGCTTCTACGTGTTCAACAGCTTCAACCCACCGAGCGCCGCGCGCAACTGGTGCAACGACAGGCTCAGGCACCCGGACTCCGACGAGTACGTGCACCTGACCGACTACCGGAGCGTGCCCCCGGACTGGCTGGGCGAGGCGTTCATACACGAGGCCGAGGAGATGAGGCAGCGCAACGAGAGGGCCTACCGGAACATCTTCCTGGGCGAGCCCACCGGCACCGGCAGGAGTATCTTCGAGAACATCACGGTGCGCCCGATATCGGACGAGGAGATCTCGCGCTTCGAGTGGAGCTACTACGGCATAGACTGGGGCTACTTCCCCGACCCGTTCCGCTGGGTGGCGATGAGCTACGACATGGCGAGGAAGACGCTGTATATCTGGGACGAGCTGACCCTGTTCAAGCACGGCAACCAGGAGAGCTCCGAGGTGCTGAAGGAGCACATGAAGGAGAGGCACATCGACCTGGGCGTCCGGGTGACATCGGACTCCGCCGAGGAGAAGAGCACCGCCGACTTCCGGGCATGGGGCTGGAACATCAAGGGCGCCATAAAGGGCCCGGGCTCGCTGGACGCAGGCTTCAAGTGGCTGCAGCAGCTGGACTCTATCGTGATAGACCCTGAGCGCTGCCCGAAGAGCGCCGACGAGTTCACTCTATACGAGTACGACATCGACCGCCGCTCGGGCGAGGTGCTGACCGGTTATCCGCAGGGCCAGCCCGACCACAGCATGGCAGCAGTGCGCTACGCCATGGAGGAAGTCTGGAGACGGCGCGGACAATAGCAGGAGTGACTATATTGTTATGAACATCTTTTCGACAATCTGGAGGAAATTCATGAACCTCGTGGACTTAAAGCGACTGTCCATACTTGACGTGAGGGAGAGCCTGATCTCCCCGGAAATGGAGGAGCACATCTACCTGTGGAACAGGATCCTGGCCGGAACAGCGCCCTGGAACAAGGAGGCGCCCTGCTCCGGCATAATCGACTCCATAGCAGGAGCGATCGACGACAAGGTGGCGGAGGAGATGAGCGTCACAGCCGAGAGCGAGAAGCTCCAGGCAGCCATGGACGAGCTCACAGCCCACGCCTCAGACATCGTGCAGTACATGGCCCTCTGCGGCGGCTGCGTGGTGCGCCCGGTATACACCAGCCGGCTGAAGTTCGAGATCCTCCAGCTCGGAAACTATATCCCGACAAGCTACGACCTCGACGGCACCCTCACCGGAGCCATACTGATCAAGGACTTCTCGGAGAACGGCAAGGACTACTCCCTCGTGGAGAAGCACCACTTCGAGAACCGCACCGAGACCGTGAAGGTGCTGCTCTATGAGAAAAGGGGCGAGGCATACAGCCAGCGGTCGCTCACAGCGACAGCGAAGACCGAGGAGCTCACCGAGGAGTACACCTGGGAGAACATCGACTTCCCGATGATCGTCGAGTTCCGCTCCAGGAAGACCAACAACATCGACGGATCCAGGGTGCCGGTGGCAATCTACTCAGGCAGGGAGAACCTGCTGGAGGACGCCGACCGGCAGTATATGCGCATAAACTGGGAGCAGGAGGCTGGAGAGAAGCGCGTGTTCGCCAGCTCCGACCTCTTCAGGGAGCGCCAGGGCGAGGACGGCAAGGTGACAGTGACACCGGCCCTCCGGAAGCTTCTCGTCCGGATCAACGACTCAGGCTCGACCGGCGACAAGATCCAGGAGTACAGCCCGACGCTCAGGACGAACGAGCAAGTGGCAGCCTTCCAGGAGATCCTCCGCCGCATAGAGATCTGCTGCAAGCTCGGCAAGGGCACTATCTCCGACCTGGAGGACGCGAGAATGACCGCGACCCAGTACCAGGGCGGCAAGAAAGTGCTCTACACCACCGTCGACGCCTACGAGAGCGAGCTGGAGGCGAAGTACCGGCACGTGGCCTGGATATTCGCGTACCTGCTCTCGGCATACCAGAACGTGCCGTTCGACCCGGAGATCATCGTGAGCTACAACGACGCCGCACGGAAGGATCCCGACCAGATGAGGCTGGCAGCTCTCCAGGAGCTCTCCCAGGGTATCATCAGCAAGGCCGAGTACCGCATGAGGATATTCGGCGAGGACGAGGAGACAGCTGCAGCCAAGGTGCCGGCAGCGGAGCCCCTGAACCTCAACAGCTTCTTCGGATAATCTATGATCACACCGCGCTGGCTGTCTGCCGCCTCCGATGAGATGATGAGGCTGTACGCCGACCTGGAGGACGCCATAAAGACGGATATGTGCCGCCGCATGGCCAGGCTGGGCCGGATATCGGACTCCACCCGGTGGCAGGCGAAGATCCTGGACGAGGCTGGAAGGCTCACCGGGGACATCGCGAAGCAGCTGGCGAAGTACGACAGGCGCACACAGAAGGCCGTGGCGGCGCTCTTCAAGGTGCTCGTGACAAAGAACACCAGGGGGCCGCTCAGCGCGAACCAGAGACAGCTCCTCGCGGCAGCAACCGGCTACAAGGATCTCGTGACAGATCTCTCGAACATCACAAAGACCAGCTCCGCGGTGACAGACTTCGTGAGCGCGGCGACCAACCTGTACATGCAGACGGCCAGCGGCGGCTTCTCATACCAGGACGCGCTGAAGGACGCGGTGGACGGCATGGCCGCCAAGGGTCTGCACACCATAGCCTACGGCACCAGGGAGATGAGCGTGGAGGCTGCGGCGAGAATGTGCGTCCTCACCACGCTGAACCAGACGGCCGCCGAGCAGAGCATACAGAACGCCCAGGACACCGAGACCAACCTGGTAATGGTGTCGGCCCACGAGGGGGCGCGGCACACCGACAAGCCGGCCAACCCCTGGAGCAACCACGACGAGTGGCAGGGCAAGGTCTACTGTCTCTCCGGGGTGCGCACGTTCATCGACAGCGACGGCCAGGAGCACACAGCCCAGGACTTCTACGCCGTGACCGGCTACGGGGAGGTGGACGGGCTCTGCGGAATAAACTGCAGGCACACCTTCTGGCCATACTACGAGGGAGGCAGCCTCAGGTACGACGACGAGGAGCTGAAGGAGTACCGGGCCAAGAACCTGGAGCTGGACGGGAAGAAGGTGTCGCGCTATGAGGCGGAGCAGGAGCTCCGGAAGACAGAGCGCATGATCAGGGGCTGGAAGCGGAGGGCCGAGTGCGAGAGCGCTGCAGGGCTCGACGACACAGCCGCGAGAATGAGGCTCGGCCTGTGGCAGGCCAGGCGGACATCGGTCTGCGACCAGACCGGTATCAGCCCGGACTACGCCCGGGAGTACATCGGAGTTCCGGACGGGAAACAGCCGAGGGGCATAAGGCCGTAAGTGACTATATCTACAGAGGGGTGAAAATGGATCCAGCAATTATAGCGGCGCTCATAACCGGCGCCGTGACCGTCATCGTGGTGATGATCACCAACAGCTATCAGAACCGGCGCGTTGTCCAGCTCATGGAGATAAAGCTGGCGCTCATCAATCAATCAATCGAGACATTATCGGAACGGGTGGAGAAGCACAACAGCGTGATAGACCGCACCTACAAACTGGAGGAGCAGGCAGCGCTCCTGGAGAAGGACATCAAGGTGGCCAACCACCGGATAACAGACCTGGAGGGAAAGATATGAACCTGCTGGAATTTGCGGCTAAATACTGCGGCAAGAAGGTGGACTTCGACAAGGCGTACGGAGCCCAGTGCGTGGATCTGTTCAGGCAGTACTGCCAGGACGTGGTGGGCTGTCCGCACACCGGAAGCGTGGAGCCCGAGGGAGCGAAGGGGCTGTGGTTCCAGTACTCCCAGAACGACGAGAAGAAGTACTTCGACCGCTTCTCCCCGTGGTTCATACAGAGCGGCGACGTGGCTATATGGGACGCGACCGCCAAGAACAAGTACGGGCACGTGGCAATCGTGCTCCTGGCCGACACCACGACCAAGCAGCTGCTGGTTCTGGAGCAGGACGGCTTCGCCCAGGACGGGTGCAAGCTGGCGGTGCGCGGATATGAGAACCTCATCGGCGTGCTGCGGAAGAAAGCGTGATCTTTTTTTAAGGAGTTAAATATGTCAAAGAAAATGTACGCTCTCGTGAGCGGTATCATCGGCGGTATCGGGGCAATAGCCTCCGCTATCGTGAGCTACACAGACCCGGCGCAGGCCACAGCTATCCTGGCTGCAATTCCAATCGCAATCACTGCGGCCAATGAGATCATGATGTTGTTCGTCGAGCCGGAGGCCAAGAAGTGAAGGAAAACTGGCTGACCAGTATCATCGGCGACAAGACATTCGACCCGGACGGCGCGAAGATCCTCGGCTACCTGCTCTGCGTGGTGGGCTGCGTGGGCTTCTTCTGCGGAACACAGGGCTGGGAGACCATGCTCTACACAGGAGCAGGGTGCGTGCTCGGCAAGTGCCTGAGGGAGAACACATGAGGAGAGCGCTCATCGACGTGGCCTTCAACAACGAGCTGCGGAAGGTGCTGAAGAAAAGCTACGACCGCACTATCGACGTGCAGTTCGGAGTCTACACCGGCCCGGACTTCACCGGCTGGCTGACAGTGAACCTGAAGCCCTCGCACGGCTGGAGGGACTGGCTCGTCAACCTGCTCGCCCTGAAAGGCTGCCAGGGAGCGCACCTGGGCTACTGGAAGGAGGTGCTCAGATACTGGAGCGACTTCCGGACTGTGATAGAGAGCACACCGGAGCTGGCAGAAGCCAAGGCGAAGGGCGTGCTGATATCCGGGCGCAGCAAGGGAGGGGCCGAGGCGCTCCTCCTGGGCGCCCTGCTCTGGAGGCCGAACCTTCCGCTGCTGATCGGAGCGATAGAGCCTCCGATGTGCGTGGACAAGGAGCTCGCCGCACAGCTGGACGAGAAGGTGGGGAAAGAGAACATACACTGGACGGTGTACCGGAACGACATAGTGCCGGGAGTTCCGCCCTGGTTCACGTTCCCCGGGGTGAAGCACCAGATCGGGAAGAGGGGGCTGGGGCTCTCCTTCCGCGACCATGTAAGAAGCACCACCGAGGAGGATCTGATATATGCCGGACTCGGCTGGTAAGAAGCGGAATTACCGGGAGGGCACCACGAAGCACTACTCCTCGATGAGCGACGAGGACATCGCGTTCATGAGGGAGAAGTACAGGAACGGCGTGCCGCCCGAGATCATAGACCACCTGGCCTGGAAGCTGGCAGGTGCGCTCGTAGAGGAGGGAAGATGTGGGGAAATACTGGACGAAGATTAAGAATATTTTGGCTGCTGTTGGTGCTGCTTTTATTGCGGCCCTGCTGTTTGTTCTCGGACGTGGTGTTCACGGACGCGGAAGTGACAGCGCTGAAGACATCATTGCAGACGGCAAAGAAAGAGCTGAAAGAGCAGCAGACGCAGATAGAAGGGCTGCAGAGCACGTTGAGCGAGCAGAGGAGCGAGCTGAAGAGTGCCAGGGAGCAGCTCGTGACATCGCAGAAGGAAACAGAAGAGCTTCAGACGCAATTGACGAAGCTATCGAAATCATTGAAAGAGCTGAGAAGCGAGGCGCGGTGGGGGAAGACTAAGTGCCTCCTGATAGGACTCGGCATAGGAATTGCCGGGGGAATTGCAGGCGGATATTATCTGGCGAACAGATAAGTGACTATATATATGAGCACACCGGGAGTGCGTAATCTGCCGGGACATTCTAACAACCAGCGCCGGGCGTGGCGTTAAAGACGCGTAAAGGAGACGAGAATGAAACGAGAATTTCTGAAAGACCTGGGTATTGCCGATGAGGCTGTGGACAAGATCATGGCCGAGAACGGCCGCGACATCGAAGCTGTCAAGACTAAGTTTGGCGACTATGATGATATCAAGGCGCAGCTGGAGACTGCCAAGTCCACTCTGGAGAAGTTCAAGGACTACGACCAGACTAAGGGCGAGGTGGCTAAGTGGAAGGCTGAGTATGAGAAGGCGGTGGCCGAGGGCGAGAAGAAATTGAGGAACCTGGAACGCCAGGGCCTTGTCAAGGACTACTTAGGGGGCAAGAAGTTCGTCAACGAGCTGACGAAGGAAGCGCTCTCCACCAAGCTGCTCGCTGCACTGGAGCAGGAGGAGTCCAAGGGCAAGAGCCTCGACGATTTGTTCAAGGCGGCCACAGAGGGCATGGAGAACATTATCGTGGACGAAAATGCACCGAAGCCGCCGAAGGTACCCGGAATGTCCGGGAAGCCCGGAGAGGAGGACGGTGTCCTCGCGGCGTTCAAGAAGAACAACCCGGGAATTAAAATCGACTTATAGGAGACAAGAAGATGTCATTAGCACTTCAGGACAGATTTTCCAAGATCGTAGACGCCAAGCTGCGCTACGCACTGGTACAGAGAGACGGATATGTCTGGAACACAAAGTATGAGGGAGATCCTAAGGCCGGCGCCGTAAAGATCCCAGTAAGAGACGAGGCAACTGTCGTATCATACGATAAAGCCTCCGGAGCTTCCAAGAGCTACACAGCAGGCTCATTCATCAGCGTGTCTATCGACAAGGACAAGGCAGTGAACGAGGTGCTCGACGGCTACGCTGCAGACGCAGTTCCTGACAACATCGTGGCAGACCGCCTCGACGCAGCAGGATATGGCCTCGCAGCTCAGATGAACGCAGACGCAACAGCAGCACTGCTGGACGCAGCTACAGTAATCGGCCAGAGCTCAGCAACAACCAAGGACAACATCTACGCACGCTTCGTGGCTGCGAAGACAAAGATGTCCAAGGCAAAAGTGCCAGCCACCAACCGGTTCGCACTGGTGAACCCGGACGCAATGGCACTGGTGCTCCAGAGCTCAGAGTTCATCGCTGCCTCAGCACTCGGCGACGAGGTTAAGCAGAGCGGCGCTGTAGGACGGATCGCAGGCTTCCTCGTATTCGAGGACGCAACACTCCCAGACCATGCCAACATCATCTTCGGACACCCGGACTGGTGCTGCAGAATTGAGGAGTGGCAGGTTCCTGTCAAGCTGCAGAGCCTCGACGGCTCCGGCACTTACATCGGAGCTTCCGCTATCCAGGGTAGAAAAGTATACGCCCATAAAGTAACCAACAGCGCAGCTGTAGTAATGGACTCAGGCGTACTCGTTCCTACAATCAGCGAGGCAACAGCAACTGGAACAACCACTATCACAATCACCGGCGGAACAAACACCACATCTATCAAGTATAGAAAGGGCACAGTTTCCGACGGCGTGACCACATGGGGCGACTGGACAACCTACGACGGATCCAACAAGCCGACAGCTTCTGCCACAGATATCATCGAGGCATACGGACTCGACGCTTCAAAGGTTAGATCCGGAATTACTTCCCACACTGTGACAGCTTCCTGATGAGGGAATAGAGAGGAGCGGAGAGAATGTTCGAGAATGTAAGCTACACATACTACCATAACACAATGGGCCGGTCTGTGGTGCCCGACCAGGCGAGCTTCGCCAGGTGGGAGCCTGAGGCCAAGGCGTACATGATCAAGCTCCTCCCCTTTTTGATCGAGCGCGAGCCGGGCGGTATCGACAAGGCCACCTGCATGGTGGTGGAGGAGTACTACCTGGCAGCAGAGTCCGGAGTTCCGGACGGTGGCAGGGTGGCGAGCGAGTCAATCGACTCATACTCCAGGAGCTTCGACATATCGGAGGCCAAGTCCTCCGGGTCGAGGAAGGAGGAGTGGGTGCTCGCATACTGCCTGAGGACGGATCTGAGATGATAGCCAAGCACCTGATAATACACAGCGCGACGGTCTACACCCCGACCTTCGACATGGACAGGAACCCTACCCTCGGAACCGGCACAGTGGTGCCCTGCCGTATCGTTCCGAAGAACGCACGCGGCATGACCGAGGTGGGCGCCGTCCCGGAGGACACATACATCATGCTGGCGAACACCGCCCTCGCGGTGGGCCAGAAGGTGGTGTGGGGAGACAAGGATCTGGAGATCAGGAAGGCATGGCCCTGCTATGCGCTCGACGGGAGCACTCCCGACCACTGGAAGGCGGAGCTCGTATGACCATAGACGCCGAGATCAAGTTCAACACCGGCCAGGTGTGCAGGCGCGTGACCGGAGACCTGGAGAGGAAGCAGAAGATCCTCGACGCGCTGGTGCTCAGGGACAGCAACCTGTTCTGTCCGAAGGACACCGGGGCTCTCCAGAACAGCGCCGTGATCCACACCGTGATAGGCAGCGGAGAGGTGGTGTGGCAGACACCCTACGCCGCCCGGCAGTACTTCAACTGGAAGGGAATACGGGGCCACAACCGGAACCCGAGGGCGACTTCGAAATGGTTCGAGACCGCGAAGGCGAAGTACCTGAACGAATGGCTGGAGGCTATCAATGCTGAACATAGCTGAGACCGTCAACACATACCTGAAGACTGAGATCTCAGGGCTGCCGACGATATACAACGACCTGTTCCCGGTGGAGGCCGGAGACCTGATCGTATCGAGGCACGACCCGTCCCAGAGCGCTGCCCGTGAGTTCGCGGACGGCTCCAGGTACGTGGAGGCCAGCTTCTCGTACTATGCGCGCTGCAAGAAGGCAGGCGACGCCAGGGAGTGGCTGGAGAAGATAACCAAGCAGCTGGAGAACGAGCAGATCGTCCGCCAGGCTGACAATGTCTCGTTCCAGAGCTCGGTGGCAACGCTGCCGCAGTTCGTGGAGACAGACGACAAGGGGCAGACAATCTACATGATGTCTGTCGTTATAAGTTATTTGGACGGCCAGAAGAGGCCGTAAGGAGAAAAATAAATGGCTAATTTAGCTGACGGCGGCTTCGTACGCAAGTATCACGTCGCCCTGTTCATCAACAAGGGCACCCCTGGTGCTCCTGACTGGTTCAGGATCGAAAAAAGTACCGACAACACCGTGACAATGAACGCGACCACACAGGACTACGACTTCATTGTCGACGAGTCCCCCACAACTATCCTGAACGACTACAAGCCGAGCCTCTCCCAGCCGATCACCATGATCAAGGGACAGCCCGACTACGAGTACTTCTTCGAGAAGTTCTACAACCAGGCAACCGGAAACGCCGCAAACACCGAGATCCTCATCGTGTTCTACAATGAGCTGGTGAGCGGCACAACCTTCAAGGCATGGAAGTCCGGCTGCTCTGTTGCTATCGACAACATCAACCCTGTCGAGGGCACACTGACCGCGAACCTCTCCTTCAACGGCACAACCGAGAAGGGAACCGCGACTGTGACCAACGGCGTGCCTGTATTCTCCGGAACCGGAGAGTCCTGGTTCGCTCTGACAGTGACCGTGCTGCTGAGCACCGACCCTGTTGCCGGCGCCACAGTAATGCTGAACGGCACCAAGGCTGTGACAAACGCAGAGGGCGAGGCTGTGTTCACCGTGAAGAACGGAGAGACATACGTCCTGGGCGCATACGACAGCTCCAGCCACGACGCCAGCGAGGTGTTCACTGCTGCGAGCGGTACAACCACAAAGTCCATTACTATCGCATAAGTCATGGATCTCACAAAAATCGTGCTGCCTGATACAATCGAAGTATCAGGCGCTTTTTTTAAGATACACACCGGGCACCCGTACTGGTTCCGCTTCATGCAGATCCTGAAGGAGAAGGGAGCGGCCTACCAGGACTTCAACTACCTGTTCACAGAGGACATACCGGCACCGACCGAGGAGATGTTCAAGGCGCTGGTGGCCTTCTGCTGGGAGACAAAGGAGCTGCCGAGGAGCAGCGGAGACGAGAGCAAGGTGCGCCTGGTGGACTACGATATAGACGCCGACCTGATCTGGACTGCGGTGCTCCAGGTGTACCACATCGACCTCAAAGAGAGGGAGGTGCACTGGCACAAAGTCCGGGCAATGCTGGCGGCACTCCCCGGCTCACGGCTGGAGGAGATCATGGGCTACCGGTGCTACAAAGGCAAGGACTCCAAGCTCCTGAAGCTCCGGAGACAGTGGGAGCTCCCCGAGCCCATGGACGAGAAAAGCAGAGAGGCGCTGGAGAAGTTCAACGCCCTGTTCAATTAGGAGACCACAATGGCTGACGACGGCTACATAAAGATAAAGACCAAGATAGAGGGGCTGGCCGAGTCCCTGAAGGGTATCAAAGACCTCGGCCTGGGCGTATTCGGACTCAGCAGCATATACAAGACGCTGACCGGCACTGTCAAGCAGCTCTACGCCGCACTGGACGACCTGAACAAGGCGTACAAGGTGCAGAAGAACGCGGAGGTGCAGCTGACCACCGCCGTCAAGAACAACCCATACTTGGACGCCTCCTCCGCGAGACGGCTGAAGGACTACGCCGCGCAGCTCCAGAAGATCTCCACAGTGGGAGACGAGCAGCTCCTCCCGTTCATGGCCCAGCTGGCCGCAAGCGGAAGGACAGAGACCCAGATAATGGACATAATGAAGGCCGCACTGGACGCGAACGCCAGCGGAATGATATCGCTGGACGAGGCGGTGCGCGGCCTGAACAACTCATACACCGGACAGATAGGACGTCTCGGCATGCAGATACCTGCACTGAAGAAGCTCACCAAGGAGGAGCTGGAACAGGGCAAGGCTGTGGACGTGGTGGCCAACACATACAAGGGTCTGGCGGAGGAGACTGCCAAGGCGACAGGATCCACGGAGCAGCTGAAGAACGCATGGGGCGACCTCAAAGAGGAAATGGGCAAGGACGTCGAGAGGACGTTCGGCCCGATCCGGCGCTTCCTGGCAGACCTCATCAAGGCACGGACAGCCACCCTGCAGTACATGGACGCACAGAAGCAGGCGCGCAGACTTCTGGAGAAGGACACCGGCAGCATAACACCTGACGACCTCTCGGTGCTCCAGCAGAGGCGGAACGACATACTGGCCGACATCAGCTCCGGCTACAAGCAGGGCCTGGAGCTCAGGCTGCTGCAAATGGAGCTGGTCGAGTACAACAAGAAGATCAGCGCGGTGCTGGAGATCCGCGACGCACAGAAGGAGACAGCACAGGCCGAGGAGGCAGCCGCAGACAGGGCCGCCAAGGAGGCCGAGGAGATAAAGACCGCCGAGGAGACCCGTGCGGAGTACATAGCCAAGAACGCCGAGCAGCGCCAGAAGAACCTGGAGTCCATGAGGCTGGAGGCACAGCTCAGGGGCGAGCAGATTGACGACGAGGCGCTCCTGGACGAGTACATCAGGAGCTACATCGACCTGCTGACCGAGACCCCGGGACTGGTGAGGGCCGAGGACGCCGAGGCAAAGGAGCTCCTGGAGACAATACAGAAGCAGAGCGCCGCAGTGCAGGCCCGTATCGAGGCCGAGGAAAAAGCCCAGGCCGAGAAGAAGGCGGCAGAGGAAGCCGCAGCGCAGGCCGAGGAATGGGCGCTGGCGAATGAGCGAAAGAAGGCCGAGCTCCGGAAGGCGGAGCAGAAGCAGGCCGAGGAAATGCTCGCCGCTTTCCAGAGGGAGCTTGACTCTATATCCGCACCGGACAAGCGGACACTGCAGGAGCAGCTGGCAGACCGGCAGAGAGCCCTGGAGAATTTCTACCAGGAGATAATCAGCATGGAGATTATCTCGGACGCTGAGAAGGAGGAGCTGGAGGAGGAGTTCACCAGGAAGAGGGCCGCACTGATCGAGCAGCAGAAGCAGGCCGAAATGGAGGCCATAAACGAGCTGAAGCAGGCGCGCAAGGATCTGGCACGGGAGAGCCTGGACAGCCTGGCCTCCACAGTGAACACATTCTCCAGCATAGCCAAAGAGAACAGCAAGGCGCGGCTTGACGTGCGGATTGCAGAGATCGAGGCCGAGGAGCTCTCCGAGGAGGAGAAGAACAAGAAGATCCTGGAGGCCCAGAAGAAGGCCGCCCGTGAGCAGTACCGCATAGAGCTCTGGCAGTGGACAGTATCGAGCCTCCAGGCGGCGGCTAACATCGCCGAGGGTATCTCGAAGTGCTTCGCGCAGCAGGGCCCGTACGGCTTCATAACATCGGCACTGGTGGCAGCTGCAGGAGCCGCACAGATCGCAACAATAATCGCCAGCAAGCCTCAGCCTCCTGCCTTCGCGACAGGCGGTGTCGTTCCCGGCAACTCATACACCGGGGACAGGGTGCAGGCAATGGTGAACAGCGGAGAGATGATACTCACCCGGCAGCAGCAGGCCCGGCTCTTCGACATAGCCAACGGCGCAGGATCCGGAGAGACCAACATCAACATCAAGAATTATAGGGCCAACGATGTGGACGTGACCGCCAGCGTGAGCGGACACGACATCGAGCTGATCATAGACAAGCGCGTGAACGCCAGCATGGCTGCAGGGCGCTACAACAAGGCGTACGGCATAATGCAGAACAACTACGCCGGACAGCGGATAACAAACTGAGGAGGACGACATGGCAGTATCATGGCCAGCAGCAGTAAACACTAAAGCGTATGGAATGGACACCGGCTATGAGGACAACACCGAGGTGATCCAGATGAAGTCCGGCCGCCGGGTGGTGTACCTGAAGAACAGCGCACCCCGGCGCGTGTTCTCCTTCAGCCTCACCATGAACGACCAGGGCGCGGACTCTGAGTACAAGACTTTCCTGTCCTGGTATGCGAACACAGCGAAGAGCGGAGCCGAGACCTTCCTCTTCCCGAACCTCATCACCCACAGCGGCAACGCCGAGTACATGTTCAACGGCACACCGAGCGCACGGGGGCAGAAAAACAAAGAAGTGACTATATCTGTAATAGAGATATAGTATATGAACAGTATTTTCAACACGCTGAGAGCCTCCGGAGGCTACTCGGTACCCTACCTCATAAGGCTGCACGACAAGGACAACACCGTGCAGTACTATTTCATCAACGACAACCGGAGCCTGGTGTATGACGGGCACACCTACGTGGCCTCGACATTCACCTACACCCCCGATGTCCCCCTGCAGGGCGCAGACGGCGGTGGACGGCTCGAAATACAGGTGGTCGACAACTTACTCATCGAAGCCCTGGAAACGTTCTCCACGCTCTTCCTCGAAGCTGTGGGCGTACTTCTGGAGAACGGCTCCGTGGAGGAGATAAAGACGCACCGGCACAAGTACGGGGAGGCGGTATGGCAGGAGCGCACCCTCACCATGACATTCGAGGCGGACGACCGCATGAACATGACCTTCCCTGCCCTCATCTTCAGCACATACAACAACCGGGGGAACGCGTGATCCGGTACGACGACCTGCTGGGCGTCCCCTTCAGGACGCACGGACGGGACAAGAAGGGCATGGACTGCTACGGGCTCGTCCTGGAGTGTCTCAGGAGGGAGGGGAAGAGCCTTCCCGACTTCGTATATCAGGACGACCGCCAGCCTGCCTCAGAGGCGGCAATTTACGCGTCCAGGACGGGAGCCAGGGAGACAGCCAAGGCACCGGGGACGGTGGCGGAGTATGAGGCAGACGGACACCTCCATGTCGGCTACATGCTGGACAGGGAGCTCCTGCTGCACATGACCTACTCCGGAGTCCGCGTCTCGCCGGTGGGAATATTCAAGAATGTCACATACTACGAGGTATAGCATGGTATTAGATCTTTTCAAGAATTTATCAGACAACGGGCAGCTCATAACGATAGAGAGCGGCATACCGCTCCGGGAGCAGCTGAAGGACGTCGACTGGAGCCAGCTGGTTATCCTGGCCAACGGGAAGAAGGTAGACCCGGACTACGCTCCGACCATGGAGGACTTCCTGGTGATCAGGAGGGTGCCTGAGGGTATCTCCGCCTCCACGGTCTTCGCTATCATCGCGGTGGTGGTGGCCGCCGTCTCCGGTATCGCCGCCGGCATAAACGCCTACAAGGTGCGCAAGCAGCAGGCCAAGCTGAAGGAGCTCCAGGAGGCGCTCTCGGCCCGGGACGATGTCTCGAACATACCATGGCTGCAGGGGGCCAGCAACGCCCTGGCAACAGGAAAGGGCCAGCCCTACATCATCGGCAAGCACCTGTTCACACCGTACCTGCTCCAGCAGGGCTTCTATGCTCTCTCGGGCACGGACGGAGTCAACGAGGACTACTACACCGTCCTGGAGGGAGGCTTCAGCGGCCAGGCTATCCAGAAGATATGCGCCGACGACTCCGTGATCCATGACTTCGGGACAGTGACAACACCGCAGACGGGACTGACAAGGCCGACCGGAGGTATCTGGGCCTACCGCTCAGGCGTGAACGACAACCGGATCCAGATAGGACAGAGCGGAAGCTCCATGTCCCTCTCCCAGTTCACACAGAAGCGGACGGTGGACACACCGAACGTGCAGCTCCCGTGGAGGGAGACCTGCGAGCAGTGGACTGCATATAAGACCGAGGAGTACACCGAGCGAGTCTTCATCGAGACAGGCGACGACCGGGGCTACTGGCGGAACGTCAAGCGCACCAGGACTGTCTCATACACCGAGGGCAACATCACCACCGAGACCCGGAAGTTTATCCTGGACAAGCACGCAATGGACGTCGAGATCTGCATACTTTTCAACGGCTTATGCAAGTACAGCGACAAGGGCAAGAAGCAGGAGCACACCAGGAACATCGGCTTCAGATATTCAACCAACGGCGGCAGCAGCTGGTCTGCCATGTCTGTCTCCGGATCTGGGCCGACATCGACAGCCACCACCGACGGCTACTTCGTCTGCACATTCAAGAGGACGACCACCAGCCAGATCCGCTTCGCGCTCACCCACACATTCACAGCAAACCAGGCATGGAACGCCGGGCAGAACGACCAGCCTATCATCGTGGAGGTGACAAACCGCGACACCCAGTACACCGGCACCAGCGGAGCATACGAGGACTGCTACGTCCAGTGGATCCAGAGCCGGATATATGACCCGGCAAATAGCTCCAGCTCCTCCCTCTCCGCCTGCAAGATCATCGAGACCAGGGAGGGCAATGTCTCCACAATCATCGGCCTGAAGCTCAGGGCAAGCTCCGAGAACGAGACCAAGCTGGGGAAAATAAACATCATCACGAGCGGCGTGGCGCGCACCTGGAACGCGAACACACAGACATGGAGCAGCACCAAGACAGCCACCAGCAACCCTGCGGCGTGGATCCTGGAGGTGCTCACCAGCGCCACACACCCTGCCTCGCAGTACTCAGACTCCGAGATAGACCTGGAGAGCCTGGGCGCACTCTACGAGTTCTGCCAGACCGAGGGCTTCGAGGTGAACATGGTGCTCACATCGGGCCAGCGGAAGGAGCAGATCCTGGAGAGTATCTGCAGCACCTGCCGCTGTATGCTCTATCGGAACATCTACGGAAAGATCTCCGCGGCAATCGACCGCGTGAAGGAGAACGCCGTGGCGCTCCTGAACAGCCAGAACATCACCGGCATAGAGATCACCAAGAGCCTGGCGCGTCCGGTGGACGGCCTGAAGCTCAGCTACGTCAACGCCAGGGCAGGCTACGTCCAGGACGAGTATGTATGTATGCGTTCCGGAGTCACAAGAACCGCGGACAGCATAATCCGTGAAATGGAGGTGGTCGGCATAACCGACTACGACCACATGGTGAAATACGGGCGCTACATCATGGCAGGCTCCGCTCTCCGGCCGAAGTCCATAAAGGTGACAACCGGACTGGAGGGCCAGTACTTCACACCGTTCTCGAAGATACTCATGCAGGACGACTCGCTCCGCGTGGGTCTCGGCAACGCCGTGATCAAGAAGGTGCTGACCTACAGCAACAACATCATCGGACTGCAGCTGCAGGAGCCGGTGGATCTCGACACCAGCCACGACTTCGGAGTTATCATACAGTGCGTGTCCGACACCTACTGCACACCGCTGGCCAAGGCCATAAACCAGGGCGGCCGCACATCGGAGATACAGTTCACCACTCCGTTCCCGGTCTCCAGCTCCGTGATACCACACGAGGGCGACGTGCTCTCCTACGGCTACATCGAGGACGGGGAGTTCGACCGGATCACCAGCGAGTACCTCATCACAGCGATAGAGCCAGCTGACGGCAAGGTGACACTGACCCTCATCGACTACGACCCGGACGTATACACCACCGGGCCATACGACCAGTATGTGCCGAACATCACCAGGAAGACAGCACCGTACGAGCCAGTGATAATACCGCCACCGGAGACTGCGGACAAGGTGGAGGACGTGCTGAACGGCGACAACATAGCACCGCCCTCGACCCCGACCGGAGTCACCGCGGTGGCCACAGAGCAGGGTATCGTGGTGTCCTGCGCGGCACCTGATACATCAGCGCTCAACAACAGCATATCGTATGTGCAGTGGGAGTACGCTCCCCTGGGAATACAGGACGAGAGCGTAACCACCGACCCGGTGTTCTACCCGATAGAGAAGACCACCGGCTACACCGCCACTATCGCATGGCCGACAGGAGTACACCCGGAGAAGGCAGACCTCGCCTCCTGGCTGGTGCGCGTGAAGTTCATGTCGATCTACAACAAGGAGAGCGAGTACAGCACATACACCACGGTGAACACCGACAACTACGGCACCTGGATAGTGCAGACACCGAGCCTGGCCTCCGGAACGCTGAAGACATCGGCCAACGGCAGGGCCTTCCACTTCGAGTGCCGGCAGCCGGCAAACGTGCAGGTCTACGGCAACGTGCGCTACAAGATCAGCGTGAAGCGGTATGACGACTCAGCATGGTACTGTCCGAACATCACATCAGACCCGTACGGAAACGAGGCCGCATACAAGGACACCGCCGCCGCAAGCAACTATCTGACCTTCAACCTCACGTTCACTCAGACCGTGCCGCTGGAGGGACAGAGCGCCACAGATCCTTCACCGGTCTCCACCGTCTACTATTATCAGATCACCGCCTTCAACGAGGTGGGGGCCGCAGAACCGGTGCAGGTGGCCATGACAGCCATGCCGATATCGGCTCGCGACGTGGTGAACGCCTGGACATCGGACGGATCCGGGAACCACACATACGTGCAGGGAGGACTGAAGGCCGACAAGCTCTACACAGAGAACCTGGCGGCTATCTGCGCCGTATTCGAGCAGATCACCTCAGGCGGCGCTGAGCCGAACCACCTCTGGAACATGCAGGAGGAGGAGTTCCGTGTCGGCAACAACATCGAGTGGGAGAAAGGCTATCCTACAGAAGCCCCGAGACCTAATGACGACGACCGGGCCCAGTATATACACTACAAGAACGGCGACCTCCGGATAAAGCTGCAGAACCTCATCATCAGCACCCTGGGCGCGTTCCTGAAGGGGTCGCTGTCAATCATACCTGCAGGGCAGACTCCGGAGGAGCATGACATAAGACACTACCTGACCGACCAGCTCAGCCAGCTGCAGCGCTATGTCAACGGAGCATGGCAGACCGAGACCGGCATATCATGGAAGGGCGTGGAGACATCGAGACTCTACAAGGAGGGTACGCTGATCATCGGCAACACCGACGACGGCGGAAACGGAGGCGCGAGCTTCGGCTATCCGTTCCTCTCCACATCAGCCCGGGTGTACCACTTCGACCTCGACAGGCTTGACCAGACAGGCCAGAGCATACTCACGATATCAGACCTGTCCGGAGGCGTTCCCTCCCAGCTCGCAGATGAGGACTCACCGATCGGCGGCACCTACCACATCAACCTGCAGCCGCTCTTCCCGAGGACAGCTCCGTACAGCATAGTGCAGAAGATCCTTTTCGGTAATTATTCGATATCGTTCTCGCTGGGAACAGTGACCAGCTTCTCCGTATCGTACCTGCTGAAGTATATCTGGAACGAGGACGGGCAGTGCATGCTCGACCTGAACCTGGGGAATGACCGGCTCCGGTTCATAGAGCTGAACGAGGAACCGTACTACAACACACCGCTGTCCGGAGAGCCGTACTACAACCAGGCCGTGGCAGAGCAGCTGGAGCTGGTGTATAACGAGATCGCAGAGGCCAGGGGAAGCGTGCAGCACACCGCTCCTGGAATGGCTCCTGACGACAGGACGATACCGCTCATGGAGACCGGCACCTGGTACCGCGTGGCAGTGGTGGGAACCTCCAACAGCATAAGCCTGTACCTGGACGGCACAGCCTATACGTTCACCCGGCAGAACAGCGGAAGCGCCGCTGCGAGCATAGAGCTGAACGGCAACAAGAACCTGGTGGGTATCGACGAGCTCATGTACGACCCGACCACAGCCATGACGCTGCAGGAGTTCGAGGACTTCAGCGACGCCGACATACCATGGGGCAACCTGGACGCTGACGACGGCTACCTGATCCTGAACGCCAAAGACCCGACCAAGGTGAAATCTAACTGCTTCTACACCCTGGACAGGCTCTATCCGATAGGCGCAATCTATATCACCACCGTTGACACCAACCCTGGCTCATACCTGGGCGGTGTCTGGATAGCCTTCGGTGAGGGCCGGGTGCTCATAGGAGCCGGAGCTATAACCGACTCAAGGGGCGAGAGCGCAACCTTCACGGCTGGAGCCACAGGCGGTGAAATGAAACACAAGCTGACCGTGCAAGAGCTGGCCAGCCACAGCCACCCGGTGCCAAGCCCGGGACATTTCCCAGTGGCCATAAGCTACGACCTCGCCCCGGCGTTGCAGCATACCTACGCAGAGGACGTAGAAACATCGACAAATAGATATGACGGCAGCGTAGACTTAACCGGACAAGACACACCGCACAACAACATGCAGCCATATATCGTCGTGTATATGTGGAAGCGTACAGAATAAAAAAAATAAAGGAGACAAACTATGGCAACTATCGACCTGACATTGAACAGTATCAAGATCCCGGCTCTGGACGGGTACACCCCCCCCTTCGGAACAAAGAAGGTGAGCGGCGGACTCTCCACCCAGGAGGTGAACGACAACATCATCGCAGGCTTCCTAAAGCAGCGGCCCGTGGAGATCACCGAGGACTCCACCACCGGATCCGTGGAGTACAACGCGAGCCTGGTGCTCACCACCTCAGGGCTCACCCTGTACCTGGGCGCCGGAGCATACACCGGCTGCGAGGTGAAGGTGCTCTTCCCTTCCGGAGGCAGCATGCAGTACACCGGAAAGACCGGCACAGTGACCGACGCGCTCCAGGCCGGGGCAACTATCAGATATCTCTGGACAGGAACATACTGGAAGAGCATATCGTGCCCGGTGGAGATAGGCGA